TCAATGGTTAAGGCCGTGCCGTGCTGGATACCGTAATCCGTCACGTCCTTACTTGTTGCGATACAGTACGGCTTACCCGCTTCAACACTGCCGTCACCAAAAAAAACCGGTTCTGACGACGTGTTAAATTCAACGTCTATCGGGGCAAGGTCGTTAATAAAAGCAGAGTGGGTTCTAACCTCATTCATCATCTCTGCCTGTTCTGTATCGCTGAAGGCCATTGCAGATTATGCCGAAAAATTAAACGTGCCGGGAACCAAGTGGCCTTCGTTAAAAAGTCGTTCCGCTTCGGGGTTATCCAGCGGAAATTCGTCACCGGAATTGTATGTTTTCCCATCGCAGATAATGGTATGCACTACTAAAAGCCGAGCGTCCTGCTGTATTGCCGATTCTGCCGTGTTAGCATCGTCGGTTGCTGCTGTGTCCGTATTGTCGGTTGCTGCTGTGTCCGTATTGTCGGTTGCTACTGTGTCCGTATTGTCGGTTGCTACTGTATTTTTTGCCATGACAAAAACTCCTTATAAAAAGGGAGGATTTTACCCCTCCCTATTCAATTGAATTACCGGTTAAATTACCTGTGAGGAAATGAAAGCGTCAGGCTGTAACATGGCAACCAGCGGGGCGGATTGCACCATTAAGTGACGTGCTGAAGGATTCTTCGGAACCCACGATTTAGGGAACCGCTTGACGGCTGCGGAACCTTCTTCGATTGCTTCCATGTCCTGAATGACGGCGTACAGGGTCTTGTTTGCAGCTTTCGGGGAACCGAGCCACACCTTGTTTGCTGGAACCATCGGAGTTTCTACGCCGGTAGTTTCGTCAACGAACCACTCTTCGTAGCTGTAGAGGTCAATATCAAGCTGCGGGGCGTTGATATGCCCGATGTATGCAACGCCATTCGGGAGCATACTTGGAGTGATCTGCCCCATGTCAACGCGGCGATTGTCAAGAATACCGCCGCCACTCGTTCCGCCTGTCCCGGTAATTTTCGGATGGCTCAGGAATGCTGCCGCTGCACCTGTACCCATTATGGCAATGGTAGGGTTAATGCCGGAATCCTGCCGAATGGTTGAGGCCCACGTCTGAAGGTTTGCAATCGGGTCGGAAGTTGCTGTAGCTGACCACAAGCTAACACCGGCAAGGGTGATCTTGTGTGAAGCGGCCATAAGGAAGTCAACGGCAACGGTCTTATCGGCTGTTTCACCCTTGATAATCATGGTGATAATTCCGGTATCAAGCGCCTGCGCCGCCATCCATTCTTCCCGACGGTCGATCATGTCCATAAGGTCTGCAAGGTCAGAACCGAGTTTCATTTGAGCGCGTTGTGCAATAGACTGATTGCCAGAATAAAGCATCTGCCCAGGCGTGCGCTTCAGGAGGTCGGCGGCGGTTGTGATCTTGTAGGGCTTGATGTATCCCGGTTTGATCGTGGAAGTTGAGAAACCGAGATTTTCAACAAGTTTTCCCTCTGACAATGGAGAACAGAAAGGAGCCATACGGCGCTTACCCTTAATGATATCAATGTCAACGGTTTCGGTTTCAACGGGAGTTGCGGAAGGGAAAAACATATCCCGCAAAAAGTTGGTAGGGCGTTTCATTACCGCGATTGCGTCCAGCATGGTGCGAGTGTCGAAAATATCAATACTCATGTGCAATTCTCCTTAAATAGTCGCTACTGCCTCACGGCGTTGCGAATTGATTAATTATGCTACTGCTTTTTGTGGGTAAATATTCATTGCTCTCAGACCATCCCTATGCGTTGCGACGGTATCGGCCCCACCAAAAACAAGCTGATTTTGGTCGTAATCACCAGATAAATACACGGATGCGGAAACATCTACTGCGGCTGCTGCGGCTGCTTCGGCGAGAACACATCTTGGCACCTGTGATCCATCGACCGCCACGCTGTTGCACAGTTTATACTTCCCTGACGCGGTAATCCGCCCAAGTACAGAACCTGCCACGAGAGACGCTCCCGCTGCCACAATTACAATATCGTCTACTTTTGGATAATTACCTATTTGCAGATTAAGGGGTGTATAAATTTCAGCCATGATATTTTTCCTTTCGCTGCTGTCTCACGACGCGGCTGTTAAAAGTTTCGCTGCTGTCTCACGACGCGGCGTTTTGTGTTAGCGTGCGCCACCTTCAGCGATTGAGGCGAGGGCTGCGGCGCGTTCTGTGGCTTCTTCAGTTGCCTTGCTGCCCTGCACACCGACAGGAGCGGCATTTTTCAGCGCGGCCAAGATTTCAGCGCGGCTTGCTTCGTCATTCACAACGTCGCCAGACTCAATCTTGATATTCAAAGCCGTTGCCTGTTCCGCTGTAATGCCGGTTTCTACGAGGGCTTTGATTTTACCGCCTACGGTATCGCCCATTGTGGCGGTTACAAGTGCGATAGCAGAATCAGCACTTGCTTTCTTCTTGCCGCATGACGCGCAATCCTTGCCACATGCTTCCTTACCCGCCGCTGCTTCGGTGGCTGCATCTGCTGCTATTTCAGCAGCCACTTCGGGGAACTGCTCTAAAATTTCCGCTTTAGTCATTTTCCGTTTCTCCTTTTGTTTAGGCGGCACACCGGCCCCTTTTGCTTTGGTACTGCTGTTATTTATTGAAGCTATGATATCGGGAAGAGTTGAAACACCGTCAACAAGCCCGTTGTCGATTGACTGTTTACCGAGAAAAACGCGGCCATCAGCCATATCGGTTAATACTTTTTCCGTGCTAACACCACGATTTCTTGCCACTGTGCCAACAAACCCCGCATACAAATAGTCAACTTTTGACTGAATTTCGGCCCTTCCGTCTGCGGTTAATGGTTCGTACTGGCTGGAAACCCGCTTATATGCCCCGGCTGTAATTTCAGTGGTCTTTACCCCGGCTTGCGCTTCGGCCCCTGAAAAGTCCCTGTGTCCAGAAACAACACCGATTGAGCCGATAGGGTTTGTATCACCGCTGATATAGATTGAGTCACATGCTGAAGCCACGGCGTAAGCGGCGCTTGCGATCATGCCGTCACTAAATGCAATAACCGGTTTTTTACCCCGCGCCTGAAAAATAGCGTCTGCAAGTTCAAAAGTTCCGTCTACCGATCCACCAGGAGAGTCGATATTAAGGATGATACCCTTTACCGCTGTATCGTTCAGGGCTTGCATAAAGTCATTTTCAACAATCTGAGTTGAGCAACCGCCTGAAATGGAAGAAAATAGGTTCATCTTCTTGGCAATCGCGCCTTGAATTTCGATAATAGCAACGCCATCTTGCACAACTGTACCCTGTTTTGAGTTCGCAAGCGGTCTACCGAGCGCCGCTTCTACTTTCTCAAGGTCGATCTTTTCCCCGCGCATGTGAACAGCGTAGATATTTTGTATCTCCGTGAGCATGTGCGGCGTAATCGCCCAATATCCGTTTACAATGTCTGCAAGTTTCATGTGTTACCTCTGAGCTTTTTTTGCTGTTCTGTCATGCAAGCGGCGCAAACGTCGCAAAGTTTCAAAATCTGTACTCAATATTTCCATACATAGTAGCTTCTACGCCGCCTGAACTGCCATTGATAGGGGCTTTTACTTCCGCTCCACCCTGTAAGTGAATATCCTTTATTCTGAGCAAATCCCGCTTATAGTAGACCTTCGCTTTTTGAGTACCAGACGTTCCGAGTTCGTAACCTACGCCAAGATAATTTTGACGTTCAAATCCGAACCAAGGGGAATCTTTCATTTGAACGTCGGTACGGGATTCACCCGTTATGGTATCTATTACGGTAATTGTGGTTGCACCGTTTGGGGCTTTTCCGATATCTGCGGTATCTATTACCTCAATCGTGCCGCCCTCGATCTTTGCGCCGGGAAACTTTTTCTTAACTGCCGTCTTTGGCACGATCTGAACGGGGATCGTCGGCCCCTGCACTTTATCTGCTGACACTGCCGGTTTTGCCGCCACAAACCCCTCTGAATGTTCTTGTGGTAACGGCCCCCACAATGACCATCCAGAGTAGGTAAGCGAAAACAAGAGAATCGCTCCATACGCATAAAGCCTGTAACGGGGTATCGCCATAATTGCCGCAATCATTTTGCCGGTACCTCGACTTCGCACGGTTCGCAACCAGCACCGCACCCTTTGCCGTCACAACTTCTGAAGCCTGTTTTCCTGCACCATTTACAAGCCATTTGCAGCCATGACCTTTGTAAGATTATCGTAACGCCGCTTACAGTCTGCCGGATGTTCTTTGCCGTACTTCGTTTGAGTCAGCTTGAAGTCAAGAACATCTTTTGCGGTAGGTGAATGGCCGAGCTTCAACATGTAAAGAGCAAACCCCGCGCCCTGACTTCCGTACTGGTTGACGTAATCCGCCGACGCAAGTATTGCTGTGGTATCAGTAACAGGGAGTTCGTGACGTGCGTAAAAATCCATTGCTGAAAATATACAGTGACTGAGTTGCGCTTCGTCGTATCGCGCTATAATGTCGGCACCGAGTCTAAGCCGAACTGAAAACGGCTTGACGTTTATGGTCTGGCCGATAACTCCATGTATTTCGTCTTGCGTGAAGCCGCACTCTTCAAGACAGCTTAACGCCTGAGTATTGTTACGGGTGTCAAACTGACAAAGGCCGAAAGACCAACCGGACTTACCGGAACGAACGCCGTCAGGGTCGGAGAAGGTATACATAACCGCGTCGTTGCCGTCGCACTCGTTTTTGAAAATCAGTTCGCGGAAAAGCTCGTTGATTGTTTTCATGTCACCCCTTGAAGTACCTGACAATTATAGCGATACAGAGCGAAGTTACCGCAGAAATCCCGGCCATGACAAAGCCAACTTTTACTTTCTCTGATTGAGCGGAAAGTTCATTATCCCGCATTCGGCTGAAAAGAAGTCCCTGACCTTCAGCCAGGTGATCTATTTTCGTCCCTTGCGCTGATATTTTTTCAAGTACATCACTGAGCCTGTCAAGCGTCTTACTAATGGCTACGGTAGTGGCCTCTAATTGTCCTATGGCGTGTTGTTGCTGACATGGTTCAGTCATTTTTCATGCTCCGGTTGTAGTAGTTTTTTCAAATAGTTGTTGTGGGCTTATACGATCCGCATTAATACCCACGGCACACGCGCAAAATTCTGAACAGTACCAGCGTGAAGGGTCTTGAACCTTGAAAAGCATAAAACCCAAAATTCCAAGCCAATCATATTTTTTACCAAGCTGCTGACCGAGCCACGAATAAGATTTGGTAAATTCGATTTCCACAACGTCCCAATTTTCACGGGTAAAGGCTCCAATACCCTTTGACCTTACTTGGCCTTCCCATGCGTCGGCGCTGTACGACATTCCGCCGATAACTAATTCAACGTGGGAATAAATACTGCACGTCCAGCCACGGATTAACTTGTCAAACAGCTTCCCCGGCCCCTTGTAAAACCAAAGTTCAGCTTTCATGGTTGCGCCGCCGTGTTAGCATCGTTGGTTTTTATTTCAACGGTTGCCGCCGCTACTTTTGTAGCCATGACAACGCCGCTAAATATGCCGATAATGTAAATCCATGAAGACGGCACTTCAGGTATTACAGCGTTTTTGCATACTATGAGATTCGCCCACGATATGAGAGCGGCCAGGATCATAAATAGAAAGAACCTGTTTCCTGAAGGCGTACCGTTATCGTTACAGAAAAAACCCTTGAACATACTGACTCCTATCGAATATCTACCTGAGTAAACCGGGCTTTCTTTGGCGATTGAATGAAATTTACGTTTACTGCGTTACTGAATGCTGATTCCATGCCTGACGTGTTAATCGCGGTCACTCTGAAGAACCATTTTTTGAGCGGATCAAGTCCCGTTACTGTGTATGTTGTTGCGGTAGTCGGGATAGGTGGCCTCAGTGATGTAAACTGGTATTCGTTGCCGGAATAATTGGCGAAATGGACTTTATACCCCGCCAAGTCGGTTTCGGTGTTAGCATCCCATTGGAGGCTGACGCTGGCTGAAAAAGCGGTTGTGGCTACGAGAATCAATAGTGCTGTGATGATGTATTTCATGGTGTTATCTCTCTCCATTCGTGGTTGCATACTGTGCAGTAGCAGTGTATCGCTTCCCCTATCTGTCGGGCTATAGCACGTCCCATACATTTAGGGCATGTTCTCTGATATTTCATTCTAAACTCCCATTTCTGGCTTCGACCTCAAACGGGTTATATTGGTAACCAATTCTCATGTTGTAGTAAAAATAAGTGACCATAAACCGAATCCACCCCAAACGCTTTATCTGCTCTTTATGGATGTTTTCGTGCTTTCTCCACGTTTCAGTTACCCGCTGACTATCACAGCTATACAGCGTACAGGTGCTTGATACGGTAACGGCAAATCTATCGCCGCTGTCGTTTAGTTCTCCTACCCACCGAGCAAACTTTGAATTGTATTTGTCCATTATTTTGCCCCCATTAGAGTTTTCGTTACCTTAAAAATTACTTACCACCTAAACCCTGCTGAACCACCTGTACGGAATGTTTTTGTAGCCGTAGCACCGCTGTCAGCCACAGACACTATTGCAACGTCTTTGACAGGAATGTTTGTAGATGTAAGCGAACCGTCTGCATTACCAACCCCGCTAGGTGTAACGGTCAGCCATGCTTTATTAGTTGACCATGTATAAGGAGGGACCCCGCCAGTTGCGGAATATGTTGTGGAGGTTCCGGTTGAAATGGTGAGGGGGGAAGGGTAAGGCACGGGGGTACAAGGGAGTGAGTCAGAAGAGCCACGGCATAAATATGTCCACGCTGACCCACTACCACCGCCAGTGTTGATTGCCGTACCGCTGGCACAATAGGTAATACCGGAAGGTGTTGTGTATGTGGGATCCGTGACCGTATTGCAGATGCCTGCGAGAATAGGGAACGTGACGTAAGGAGTTGTACCATTAGTTATTATACCGCCGCCCACCGTGTCAGTTACCGTATTGCTGTATGCGTATCCGCCTGATATTGTGCTAGTGCCACCAGCGGGAGTATATGTTCCCACTCTTAGAGTTTTACCTCCTAAATTTAAAACAGCGGGAGTTTTCTGTTTGAACGTGCCAGCAAAATTCCAATTACTCAGCAGTTTTACTGTGCCAATACTTCCGCGTTGATTTGACGTAACTGTTGTCATTGCGCCTATGCCACCATCATAACCGCCCGTGGCTGTTGTAATATTGACATTAAGCGTAGTCCCTGCTTCATTTTTAAGACGAGCATCGAACCACGGGCCAACATAATTTCCTGATGGTGTCGTTATTCCGCTACCTGTGTATGTAAGATTTCCGTAGGTATATAGAGGAAATGCAATAAAGTTTGCATTTGTTAAGGCTGAAACATCCACACTTCCGGTTCTGTTCCCGTTATGAAAATACCAAGAGTTTCCGGTGGACGGATTAGAAAAAGAGTTGTTATCAATTACTATTGTGTCTTGCGGGAGGGGAACTTCGTTGGAGTATCTATCTGCTGGTATACCACCGGAAGTAGTAGCCCATACATTCATATAGTCTTGGTAGGTTCCAGCACTACCCGTACCGGCCTTTACTACGTAAAACGTGCGTGGAGCGCGAAAAGTTATGCCTGTGTTACCACCACAATTACCTGCTGCTATCCCACTGAAATCCCAATTTGCCGTGCCTGCACCACCGATATCTTGAACGTCAAAGTTACCAGTTGCAACAACCGCCCCAGCGGTAATAGTATATTTAGTGCCATACGCATTTGAAGATATGCTGCCCCGTTGTGTTCTGCCATTAGTAAGAGAGTTGCCATTTATAGTGAATGTGTTGGTCACGGTTTGATTAGCTACAAGAAAAAATGATGTTTCGTAGCCGTTATCTGAATTTATATTAACCGTGAGATTTGAAAATGTATTTGAGTCCATAACATAGAATAATCTTGTATCACCAACATTTACTATCGTATTTCCCATGCTTCTCCCTGAAAAATAATTCAGGCTAATTGCGCTGGGTGGACTGCTTGTATTACAGTTAAATGTTAATGTTCCTGTGTTGCTCCAAGTTACGTTATTGGTCAGCGTTATCATTGTGCCGGTTACGCTTTCGACAGTTAGACTCCCTGATCCCGACACAGTTATTGCTGCCCCTGATGTTGTAGTTAAACTTTTAATTGTGGGGCTTGTGTCGATATTTAGTGATGCTCCTGCCGCGATCACAACATCATCAGTAGCAACTGGAGCAGACGGTGTCCATGTCCCACCAGACCAGCTTCCGGTTCCGCTGAATGTTTTAGTCGCCGCGCTCGCCTGCCCTGCAAACATCAGGCATATAAGAACTATTAAAAGTTGTCTCATATAAATTCCCCTTAGAATGAACTTGCAGACCATGTGGTCGCGTCGATCTTGTTAAATATCGCTGTCGGTACACCACCGACACTACCAACTGCATAATAACGGAGAGTGGCTGTATTATAGCCAATGCCGCCTTCTGTCACTACATACGTTGCGGAATCGGTTAGTGATTTTCGCAGTACAGTTTCACCGGCTGGAAACACGACCAATTGAGCAGTATCAACTTGGTTGACGATCTTGATTTCAGTGCCTACCGCGTGACCTGTGCCGATCTGGATGTAGCTTGTATTGTAAGTTGCAAAGGTGGCACCGAGAATTGCGGCGAGAGCCTTTGTTGAAGCAGCGATTGTAACTACCCCAGGCGTTGTGTACGTGGTGGGCACTGAGGCATTTTGAAGCTCCAACTTTCCCGTTGAATAACCAACGAAAACCCTGCGAGTGTCCCGCGTGAACAACGGTTCGCCCATTTTGGCTGTTGCGGGTAACTGTGCCTCATTACCCCGTTTGAATTGGATCGTGCTTGTTGTAGTTGCCGCGATTGCCGTGGTGCAAATCAACAGCACGGTAAATATTGTAAAAATGTTAAATTTCTTCATTAAAAAGTTCCTCCGTCAAGAATGTTTGTCCTGTTCGCTTCAGAAAGTAAGTTTCCGGTATTGGCCGCTGATACGATAGCTGCCGTGACTATGGCTCCGCCCTGAATTTCTGGCAAAACTGTGCCGTCTGGTAAAGTTATCTTCAGTCCGAAAACGTGTTGAATATCTGTTGACGGTGTTAGCACCGACGTAACCGCACTTAACAACGCCATATTGACGCTTGTTGAGTTTGCTACTGACATTGTGCAAGCGAATATTCCAACCGACACACCGGCTAAATTCAAGAGTTCCGCCGCTGCATTGCATCCGTCCAGCGTGGTTATTCCAGGCACCGTAACGGGAATATTGCAGTCAGTCCCTTGCGGTACATGGATTATGTTTTTATGTAAAATCCTGTCGTAATTCGTCATTGTTTTGGTACGGAATCATCCGTGTTATCTTCAGGGGCCGCTTTGTCTACCTTCGGCTTTAGTGCGTCGGCGGAACTTGGTAAACCGAGTTCGTCTGCTAACTTGATTTCGCGGCTTCTCTGTCTGTACTGTGCTTCCCAATCCTTACCGCGCTTCCCGGCGATATCGGCGGCGGTTACAACATTGGCATTTGCTCCCATGATTGCCGCTGTCATTTCCTTTACGGGGTCAAGTTGTGTTTTTTCAGGTACAATCCAAGTGGCCGCTGTCCATTCGGCTTTAGCGGCGTAAAAATCCGGCGCTCCTTTGGGGAGTTTGATATACCCGCGCAAGAATGCCTCTTCAAAGACCATTTCCCATACAACCTGACAGAAGTACGAAACCATCCAATCCTGATACAAGCCGAATACCCGCCATGCCTCTTCAAGTGCTGCCCTCGCGCTGCTGTAATTGGTTTTAGAGAAGTCCTTTGCTATGACTTCATACGGCATACCGGTTGACGCGCCGATTGCCCGTAACATCGTTTCGACAAATACCTGAAAGCTCCCGCCTGGCCGGTTATGCCCCATGACGTGCGGCTTTTCTCCTGCGTTGCCGTACATGATTTGTCCGGCCGGAATCTCTTGGTACTTGGTTAAATCGTCGGGGTCTTGGTTGTAAGGGTTTGTCAGCGTGTTAGCATCGAATCCCTGTTGTTTCTCAATCCATACCGGGAATGAAGCGGCCATAATTGCGCCGACAAGTTCAAAATCAAGGTAATCGTTCATATCCCTAAACAGTTTCATTGAAGGGGCGTAAATCGACACTCCACGTACCTGTTCAGGTAATTTTTTATGGAATCGGTGAAATATGTTAGGTCGGTGTCCTGAAGTGGGCGCAATTTCACGGAAATAGCGTAAATCAAGGGAGGTAGTAAAGCGTCCGTCTTCGGGGTCGGCTATGAAATAGCCTGAAGGCGCTCCGTAAGCCCCAAGCCGTACACCGTCGCGCACTCCTGATTCTCCGATAAGCGCCATAGGTGTACGCAAGCGGATAGGGTCAACTGATTGCAGGGCAAGAGAATAACGGCGTGAAGGGTCGTCAATCATCAGGGGCAAATTGATAAATTCCCCGTTGACCAGCATGGAGTACACATTTTGAAACTGCATTCCATAAAAGTTTGAAGTTGCGGTAGCTGCTGAAGGAGAAGAAGCGTCGGCGGTTTTGCAAAACTGTTCAAATTCCCATTCCATTTGTTGCGCTACTTCTTGCGCCTGTTCTTCAGTTATGCCAAGCCGCTTGAAGTTTGGTTTCGACTGAGGCCACAAGCCGGAACCAACCGTGTTAATGGTTATGGAGTCAACAAGACTTGCGCCGTGGGCGTTATTCGCTGCTATATCGTTAGCGCGGTTTACAATCGCTTCCCGCTGTCTGCCCTCTTCCGGCCACGATACGCGGCGCGGTGTCCAGTTTGACATTGTGCCGAGTGATCCGCCACCGGAACGGCTGATTACTGACGCTGAAGGTGAGGGATAAGAGCGTCCTATGTTGCCGAAAGAGCGATTATCCACGGCACGGCCTCCCTACAAGGAATTGAGGCCCGTTACCCGCGCCGGATTCTACTTTGACGCGCTCATTTTGCAATCTGGTAAGCTGTGCTACAATTTCGGGGATATTACGCGCCGTCCATTTACGAGTCGTGCCGTCAATGGTCGTTTCGTGCGAACCGTTTACCGTAATAGCGTCTTCAATCGTTTTCCAGTACGCGATTTTGGTATCAAGTTCTGTTTTGGTATAAAGGGGGGTGATTGCCATGCCCTACTAAGTAGGGCAATTTGTATTACTTGTCATGCAAGGGGCGCAAACGTCGCAAATTATCACGCGCCGGGATCGTACTTTGCGCCGTCTATGTAAGCCGTTACGACGCTGATATGCACCCTGAGACTCCCGCCGAATTTAAACGCGGCGAGCTTTCCGGCTTCAATGGTATCGTAAACAAATCTTTCACTCATTCCGATCATTTCAGCCACTTTTTTAACCGATATCATTTCCTGCCGTTTATAAATAGGTGCCGTCATATTACCGCCTTTTATTAAACCAGTTTGGGGTAGATCGGATGTCAACCGCTTGAGTTTTAACCGGTTTTATTCTTTTTATCGGTGCGTTAGGAATCGGCATTATTTCCAGCAAAGCCAGTGCGTAAACGGTGCAATCCCAAAAGTCGTTCCTGTGTTTCCTGTTGTGCTGCCAATCCCCGAAAGCATCCTTGACTTCCGCCGTGTAGTGCTTTGCGAAAGACGAATCAATGTCATAATGGAAGGATAACGCGCCGGGGTCGTCCGGTTCTGTGTGTAGCCGGTTATCGAGTGCGTCCTTGAAAATATCAACACGCAAATTAATCAACTTTATGCCGCCTGGTATCGGCGTATTGCTGTTTGGGTACGTTTCACGGGCGGAATAACTGACAAGGTTTCCCTTCCTGCCATGCGCCCCTTTAATCGGCTGCATCTGCCGGAACCGGCTGCACCATTCGTATATTTGCGTTGTGCGGCTGTGTTTCTGCCATCCCCGGCGCGTACCGCCTGAGTCAATCAAGCCGTTGCTGATCCGGTAGACATTGCCGTCAATATCTCGAAAATCTTCAGTCAAAAATCCTTCCAGATTTTCAAAACTCTCTACTATGCCGTGTCGGATCATG